AACTTGGATACCAACTTCTTGATACCCGCTTCACCGGTACGTCTTCGACACGGTTGAGTGGTACTCCTGATGGTTCAACTTGGGCCTTCACTGCGCAAGATAAAGGTGTCGCTCAGATTCTTTCCGCTTTCGAGATTACTGGTAACATTCCTCAGGTCGAGGTTAAGTTCGAGAAAACAGCAGTTGAGGCCGGCACACGCCGTCTTGGCGCACGTTGGTCTGTCGAACTTGAGCAAGATCTTAAGAACATGAATGGTATCGATATTGACGCCGAGATCACAAACGCTATGTCGTATGAGATTCAGGCTGAGATCGACCGTGAAATGCTCATGAGAATGATCCAGTCGGCTCTCGGAGCTGGACTGAACAAAGGCTACTCCCTCTGGTCACCTGCTTCTGCAGATGGTCGTTGGATGGTCGAGCGTAATAGGGACTTCTATCAACGTCTTATCATCGAAGCCAATCGTATCGCCGTACGTAACAGACGTGGAGCAGCTAACTTTGTTGTTGCTACTCCTCGTGTTTGCGCCATCCTCGAGATGCTCCCTGAATTTCAGTGGGTGCCTGTGCAGGGTGATGTTAACACGCAGCCTGTTGGTATTGCAAAGGTTGGTTCACTCGGTGGGAGATTCAACGTTTACCGTGATACCAGAACAGAGGTTCAGAACTCTAGTTACTACAACAATCCTAATGTTAATCAGTATGACTCAAATGGTACTGCTAACATCGAGTATGCGTTGCTTGGTTACAAAGGTCCTGAGTTCTACGACACTGGTATCATTTATTGTCCTTACATTCCTGTCATGGTTCAGAGAACTATTGGTCCTAACGACTTCGCGCCACGTGTTGGCTTGCTTACTCGTTATGGTGTTGTTGACAACATCTTCGGGGCTGATCTCTACTACCATGTAGTTATTGTTCAGGGACTCGGTACTGCGTTTACTCCGGCTTCTCAGTCAGTGTACTTCTAATCTTAGAACGTCGCTGATTAAGCAGCAGTCGAGAGACAAATCACAAAAACGGTGGAACGAAAGTTCCATCGTTTTTTTTTGCTTTAGTTACGTAAATTCAAACACATTTCAATAAATATTAATATGGCACAGAATATTCCAATCACTTCATACACTAATGGCTTTTTTGCTAACGATGTTATCGATCCTCCACAGCTCTTAGACGAGGTACCTTTTGTAAGTAACGCGATCGGTAAGAATATAGCAAGAACATCTGGGTTTGATATTTTATCTTCTGGATCAAATCCCAACGATACAGGTTCAGCTCTTATAGGTATACACAGCACAGCTTCATATGGCAACCAGTGGGGTACACAACACACTACCGGAGGACCCGGATTATCTGCAGTGGGAGTTTTGTGGAAAACAGATGCATCCCTACAAGCAGATGATGCTAGTTCTGGGCTTTCACGTACTACAAGAGTTATTCACTTAAGTACGCCTAACCGAGCAACCCCTCATACAAATCATAGAAACACTACAATTTGTACATTTATTTCAGCAGCTATTGACCTTGCTGTAGTATATAGAAACGGGTTTACAGCTACTTATACTTTATCTGCAGGTAACACTAATTTTAACGCTAAAGGTAATGGGTACACCGGCTATGGTGGATTAAGCGCGACAGGTAATGCATACAACGTTGAAACAAATGTTGGACCTAATATCCGTCGATTAGTTGCTTTAGGTTATCGCTAACTAGAGAACCTAGGAGAGCGCCTTACTTAGTTAAAAGTAATAAGAGTAGTATTCTACTCGTGTCATTGCTTCTCCCACGGGATACACAGGGTACGCCTAGTAGTTTTAAAACTCTTGCCTACCTGCTATACCTTCTTCTACTTCATTGTAGAGAATGTAACCATCTTGCTTATTACTATCCCAATATGCTGATGCTGTAGCATAATTACTAAAATGATGTTCTTGTAAATAGTTATCAGATATTCGAATGCCGGCATCGTCTAATGTATATTCTACTAAGTCTACGTAATAGCCACTCATGGGCTCTCTTAGCGGATCACATTCTGCTATATTCCAGTCGTATTCTTTCATAAGTAATTTATTGTATATTATAAACCATAATAATCCATTATATTTTTTTCTATAGCCGCCCGCGTAGTACTACAATCACCGTCGAAGACTAATACTTCAGCAACCCTTCCGTCTAAAGCATAGCTAGTAACACTACTAGCACCACCAATCCCATAAACTCCAGCGCTGCTTCTAACTTGTCGAGTAGCTGTACCTTCCTCGTCACCGTCAATAAAACATCTCCAATCTCCTTGGTCAGACCCGGCTATAGCAGTATAGAGATGTGGATCTAGATCCAAACCGGTTATTACTTGCTCGTTCCAGACACTAGCATAACCAAAAAGCCAGTCACCTTGATAACCGGCTGGTGCAAACCATCTAGCTGATGCATTAGTCCAACCTAAAGATAGCATCATTTCCAAAGGATTTGTGGTTGTGTTGTCGTACTCACCTACAGTAAATGAGCTACAATGGCCTATTCGAATATCTGGAAGGGCGCTATTTAAAGGCATAAAATCATTTGTACCATCAAAGTCTATTGCTGGCAAATCTGTACCATCTAGCTTCATTAAAGTACCAGATATAACTATAGGCGGCATATTATACCGACCAGTTTGAGTAGCATCATTTCCATTTCCGCTTTGATCGTAGAATGTTTTAACTCTTACATGGTCACCGTTTGCAAACGTTGTTAATGTTCCATCAATTATTTCCGTAGGAGTAAATCCCTGTGTTACACCAGAACTATCCTTATAACCTAGAATAACATCACCGTTATATTCTCTATTTAAATATCTAAGGCTATACATTCCATAGACTGCAAAGTCATAATCCCCTGGAGTCCCTAGGTCCATTAAAAGATCTCGTCTAGATGATATTATACCTGTTTTGCCTTTCATGTTTATGCTGTTAAGTCTCCTGCTACTAACCAAGTATCAGAAGCTATTTTGGTTAAAACAGCTGCACTATATTGTACCCGTGTTTTTAATTCATCGTCAGCAGCAGAAGCCGTCACGCCACTTCCTTCAGCGATTGTTAACTGACCTGCTCCTAATTGAGTAACTGTAATTTCCGTACCTATAGGAAAGGCGACATCGCTGTTAGGAGGTATTGTAAGAGTAATAGCACTCCCATTGCTAAGAGTAATTAATTTACCTTTATCACCTATTACTAAAGTATATGTTGTACCGGTCTGTGCATTAATATCAAGTTGTCCCTGTAACGCGCCACTAGCACTTATACTACCCTTAACAGTAAGAAGTTCATTTGGTGCTGTAGTACCTATGCCCACTTGTTGAGAACTACCATCAATCCTCATGGTCTCTTTCATAGACCCATCACATGTCTTGAAAATAATATCCTTATTTTCTGCCGCTTGATCGATCCTGACATCACCGGTTTCATTACACCAATACATATCACCATAAAAGAACATGCTAGAGCATGAAGAAGCTCCTCCAAATTTTAAGCAATACCCCCCGTTGTTTATGTTTAAGTTACCGCTACATACATCGAGAAGGTTAGCAGGGTTGGTGGAGCCTATACCAACATTACCACCATCTTCAACAAATATACCATTACCACCGTCATCATATAATTTAAGACCGTCTCCATCAGTCGCCCGGACACAATCTGTACAGATCGCACTAGAAAATGTCTTTGATCCTCCTATGGTTTGGGTACCTGTCGTTCTTATAACTGTGCTGTCAACTGCCAACGAACCGGAAGATGTTACGGTACCGGACATACCATCACCACCAGCGACACTTGTAACCGTACCTGCGCAATCAGTAAACCCGCTATCATTATTAAAGCCGCTGTTATTAATATTACCCTTAGTAAGTTTTCTCTGTGCGTCTGATGCATCCGTTACAACAAAATAATCACCGTCTCCATCAGAAGTTGATGTAGAAAGCTCTGAAAGATCAACATTTAAAGTTGCACTACCACTCGTAGCTCCTCCATCTAACAATGTGCCTGCAACCACAGCTGTAATATCACCGGTTCCGAAGCCACTATCA